TTATCTGCTGCCCGCGCTGTGTCCTTCCAAGTTTCTATTCGCTTCGTCATAGCCAGGGCTGATCTGACCGCGTGCCGGATCGACCTGCCCGTGAACGATATATAGCTCGTACTCCGGGTATGCCTTGATCAGCTCCGCGAAGTCCTCAAGCCTCGTCTTGGTTCTCGTGTCCGTGGCAACGGTCTGCCATCGCCGTCGCTCGGTGATCCCCGTCTTCTTAGCAAGCGCTGAAGGGCCGATATAACGGACTACCTCTCTTAGACGCTCTTCCATATTCTAAAAAACTCTAAAAAATGACGTATATTTCTACCTGTCGAATATTTCGTCAGGTATAGTCTCATCCAGTGACGAAATATTCGTCACATCCGCTTATTAGACATTATGAGACTTTGTGAGGTTAGCGGCTATGGCAAGCGAAACACGTATGGAAGCGAGGGCTATCCAATGAGCACACAGAACGTCTTCGTGGTGCTGCCCCCGATCTGCACCCGTGAAGAGTGGGGCCGCCTTACCGGCCTGGTAGACAAAGGCCCGACCGTCGTCCTTGGCATGTGCAATCAAGGCACCCTCCCCACTGTCCAAGTTGGCCGCCACCAGCTGGTCAACGTCCACCAACTGCTGCAAGACCTGGCCTCGGGCAAAACCGAGTTCCTGGCCGGCGACTACAGCTGAGGGCTACCCAATGAGCCGCACTGACCCTCAATTCAAGCTGCGCATGCCGCCAGCCCTTCGCGCACAGGTAGAGCAAGCCGCCGAACAGGCCAACCGCTCCCTGAACGCCGAAATCGTCACCCGCCTGCAAGCCAGCTTCACCCAGGTAAAGCCAGAGGTGTCGGCCAATGAAAAGCCTGAGCCAGTACCTGCGCCAACCCCACGCCGACAACTGCGACTGCTCTGTCTGCTGGCTAAACCGCAACTGGACACCGCCCAAGGCGCCTACTTACCCATACACACAATGCACCGACTGCCGCCCCGCGCGATGGTCCGTGGTCAATGGTCGCAACCACGTTACGCAGGCCTATACCTGCGAGAGACACAAGCCCGGCAACCGTCCGCCGCAGTACTGGCACGTTGTGAGCGACACCGGCAAACCAACGCCCTTCGTGCCCCTGCGCGAACCGTTCGAACTGGTGGGGTGAGCGCATGATTTCTTTCGAAGCGCTCCTCTTCTTCGGCTGGTTGTTCAGTCTCTGCTCTCTCTTCCTGCTTGATGTCTATCGCATCTTCGGTGCCGGCCAGAAGCCTTTAGAGCAATCGCCTCCGGCGTCCGTGACTGGCCACCCCGATCTGCCAGACCGAACCGCGCAATCACCGCCAGTCGCGGGCGTCGGTGGCGAAACGGGATGACAAGGGCGCGGCCCTTGGTGTTAACCAACTAACAGGCTGCACAAGCGACAACTGAAACCCCGGCAAGTTGAGAACCCCACTCTCGGGCAAAAACGAAAGTTTTCCCGCGTGGACTCGCTCGGCCTGCTGAAAGGTAAATCCGCGCAATAACGCGCAACTAAGCGAGGTAACACAACATGGCACGCACCACTATGGAACTGGCATTCATCAGCGCTGAGCGCGTCCAGTTTGATGACGTAAAGCTGGTCAAATTGTTCGTCGGTGACGAACCCGATGGTGAAAAAGACCTCGGTATTTCCCTCATGTCGATGGGGGTGACTGAAGATGCCCTCGATGAAGTGTGGGAAGCCTGCAAAGGCTTCGATGTCCTCGAACCTATCCGCGTAACCGTGGAAATCGAACGTGGCTCCAAGAACGCTGGCAAGTTCATCGTCCTGCACGTCGAGTCCGCCAAGTCTGCTCAGGCCGCCAAGCCTGCAGCCCAACCCGGCCAGCAACAGCCCAAGCCGGCTGACGCTCCCAAGGCCTAACCCCAGGCCATCGCCATGCTGATTCACGGCCGCGTCCTCTGTGACCTGTGCTTGGCCAACATGGGCCAAGTCTATGGCCAGCCCGCTGACTCCAGCGGCTGGGCGTCTGACTTCGGTATGGCTCCCGACTACGCCGTCTGCCCTGACTGCAAAGCCCTGGCTGAGCAAGAAGAAGACGGCGCAGCGCTCACGGACACAACCCAATAGGTGCCGGTATGGGAACGCTCGAAAGCTACCTCGCCAACGTCACCCTGGGTGATCTGTGGGCCCTGCAATTCCTTCAAGGGATGGTCTATCTGGCCGCCCTTGGCCTCATTCACGGGCACCAGAGGTAACGGGCAATGGCATTCACCTGGGGGCAATACCTCGTTATCGCTGGGCTCTTCATCGGCTCTCTCGGGATCGGCGTCGCCTGGGGTGCTTTCCGGCTTGGCTGGAAAGAAATCATTGACGCATCAACCAACTGAGGAAACTCACCATGAAACAAACCCAACTCGCTGTGGCCACCGGCCACGCCCATTCCAGCGAAGACACCCGTGTCGGTAAAGCACGGGGCGCCAAGCTGGGCGCAATGTTCACCGTTGCCGCTGCTGGCATGACTGCCGGTGCTGCCAACGCGGCCATCACCGTTCCGCCGGAACTGCTCGAGGTCTTCACCGACCTGGCCACCGCCTTCGGCACCCTGGTTGCCGCTGGTGCGGTGCTGTTCGGTGTCATCCGCGGCACCCTGGCGCTGTTCAAGATCGCCAGCCGCGTCTTCAGCGCTGCGGGCGCTTGATCTAGCGGAAAAACGGCCCGGTAACTTGTTATCGGGCCTTTTCAAAAGGCCTTTCATGGACGCCAACATGCTCACCATCTTCCTGGCGGCGTTCTGGACACTGCTGTTAAGGCGGATATGAACATGAATCAAGCGTTCTCTCGCCTATCTGTTCACGCGCTGCTGGCACTTGTATTCCTGGCGCTCTCCGCCACCGCGAATGCCGCCACAAAGATTACCTACTACTACGGCAAGCAAGGTGACTGGATCACCTCGCGGCAAAAGAACTCCGACGCCGCCTGTATGGCGATCCTCTCGGAGAACCCGGACGGCACCTCTCGATACAAGCACGTCGCCGCTCTTGCTGGCACCGGTGGCGCCAACTGTATCGGCGACCTGCAGCCTAGCGGCCCTCGCGGCGCCTATGGCCAGTGGGTTTCGACCACGGTCACCTGTGAGCACGGCTCCGCCGATGGCCTTAACTGTAACGTGCCTCCAAAAGATTGCTCCCCTACAGCCGGCAGTGTTGATCACTCTGTAGCGTTGGCTGGCCGTCGAAGCGACATCCCTCCCGGCTCCCCAACCCGCCCGTTAAATCCCAATATGTGCAGTGATGGTTGCCAGTATGCCTATGCGGGCGACCTTACTAACACCAACTGCGGCAGCATCCGTGGCGGCGATCCCGGCGACCTTTACTGCGTCTTCCGCTATTCGGGTACAGGCCAAGCCTGTGTTCCTTCTGACGAACCGGTAGATGCGGCGGCGCCGCCTGATCCCAACCCGCCAGCCGATCCCAACGACCCCACTAACCCAGCCAATAACTGCGGCAAGGGTTTCGCGTGGTCGGGCACAACCTGCGTTCGCTATTTCGAACCTGACACCAACAACGGCGGCAACACAGGCGGTAACGACAATTCGGGCGGCAACACCGGTGGCAATAACGGCGGCTCAGACAATGGCGGCGGTGATAGCGGCTCAGGTAACGGTAGCGGCGATGGTTCCGGTAACGGCTCGGGCAACGGCAATGGCTCAGGCAATGGCAATACGGGTGGTGGTGGTCCGGCGACGGATGTTTCAGGCGTCGAAGACCGCCTGGATAAGATTTGGGACTCCCTGTTTGGCGGTGAGTACGACAACTCCGGCGACGGTAACGATGCTGAATCAGAAGCATCCGGTGAGTCGGCCGGTTCCGCCATAGGTGACCTTCTCGCTAGCGAAGGCCAGGAAGCCGTAGACGCCTACGAAGAAGACTCCAAAGAGTTTCTGGATACGCTGCCTAACACGGTGGCCGGCTGGTTTGGCGACGGCACCACGGTCGGTCTTCGTCGCGGTCTTGAAACGGTTCTGCCTTCGGCCAGTGGTTGTGCCGACTACAAAGTCGCTTTCTCCCTCGGCAAATACAACTCCTCTCTCGTCCTGCCTGTGTGCGAGATATCCCGCTATACGCGCCTGCTTGAATGGGTCATCTACTGCGTGACCGCCATTGGTCTGTGGCGAATTCTCTTTTCTGGCTTGCGTCAGGACGACGTTAAAGCCGCCAAGGGAGGGTTCTAGCCGTGCCCTTCCTGCTCGGTTTTCTCGGCCGCTTCTTCCTGCGCCTGTTCGCAGGCAGTGGCAAGTTTCTACTGGGCTTCCTGGCCCCGCTCATCGCCCCCCTGATGACCTTCCTGGGAAGCTTCTTCAAGAAGCTGGGCATCCTGGCATTGGTTGTCGCGGCCATCGCTGTGGCCATCAACGTGCTGTCTGCGGCTATCGGCTCACTGTTCTCAGGCCTTACCGGTGGACTACCAGATGACCTGCTGACCATCGGCCGCATGCTGATCCCGGGCAACATCCCTTACTGCCTTTCCCTGCTGGTCGTCGCCCGCGTTAAGTCCCTCGTCTTCTACTGGGTCAGCCGCCTTTCAGAAAAGCTGATTCACACCTGAGTAATTGCCATGGCCGTCTATATCGTGACCGGCAAGCTCGGTGCCGGAAAAACCCTGTTGTGCGTCATGCGCATTCTCGACTACCTCAAAAAGAAGCGCCGGGTAGCCGTCAACGTCGACGTGAAAATGGACAAGCTGTGCAAGCGTGGCAACAAGCATTCGCGCCTTGTCCGCCTGCCTGACCTGCCCACCGCCGATGACCTGATCGGCCTGGGCGTCGGTTGCGAGATCTACGACGAAGAACAGTTCGGCGGCATCTTCCTGGATGAAGCCGGGGTCTGGCTGAACTCCCGCGACTGGAACAGCGGCGGGCGTACCGACCTGCTCAAGTTCTTCCTGTTCCTGCGCAAGCGCCGTTGGGATCTGTGGCTGTGCGTGCAGAACATCAACGTCATCGACAAGCAGATTCGCGAGTCCATCGCTGAACACGTCGTCTACATCAACCGCCTCGACCGTATAAAACTGCCGTTCCCCATCGGCCCGCTGCTGCGCGTGCTCTCGCTCGGCTTCTTCAAAGGCCGCCTGCCGAAACTGCATCAAGCCATCGTCAAGTACGGCGCCAAGTTCAACTCGCCCAAGGTCGATGACTGGTTCTATCGCGGCGAAGAGTTCTACAGCTTCTACGACACCACCCAGGAATACGACAAGGAATACGACAAAGGCTCGTATTCCATGCTGCCGCCTGGCTACTGGTATCGCCCACTGCCCACCGCCAAGCGCGATATGGGGTTCTTCATGCGCACCACCAAAATCTTCTTCCGCCGAACTCGCGTACTCAATGCCTTTGCACTGGGCGCCCTCGTCGCCGTAGTGATCAGCGTCCCCGTATTTGGTGGCATCGCCTACAGCCGCCAGCCTGCTGAAGCCTCCACGGTACAAAGCCCCCCTCAACAGGCGGCTACGTCATCCACCACCCTGGCTACTGAGTTCGAGGGCTACCGCATCGCCACCTACGGCCTTTTGGCTGGTCGCTCCTTCTACGTGTTCCGCAGCCCTGACGGGGAACGCATCAGCTCAGAAGAGCTGATGCCACGTGGTGTTGTTGTTCAAAACCTAGGCCCCCGTGAAGCCCTGCTGGTTCGCGGTGACGAATACATTTCCCTCTACAGGTGATCCGTCATGACTGATCGTTCGGATAAGTCGTTTGCCCTGTTCTTCCTGTTGCCGCTGCTGCTGTTTCTGATACTCACAGCACCGGCCAAATCAGCCGAGCGCATCGAACTGTATGACGCCACCCTGCAAGACTTCGTTGAATGGTCATCGCAGATGCTCAACAAGTCTGTGGTAGTCGGCTCGGATATCCGCAGTGCGCCTATCAGCATCTTTGCCACCTACAGCAACAACGCAGAGCTAGAAGCCCTGATCGCCAGCGCCGTTACCTCGTCCGGCTTTCACTTCGCTGCACGCGGTAACACGCTGCTGATCAGCGCGCAGCCCATCCCTGAACCGCTCGACCTGAAAACCAAGGTGTTCCAGCTCCAGCACCTGCAATCCGATTTCGCCTACCAATCGATTCTCGACGTGCTCCGATCACAGCAAGGCGAAAACCAGCAGTCTGGCCAATCCCTGATGGCCACCCCATCGCCCACTTCAAACGCTGTGATCGTCACTGCCACAGAATCCCAGCTCGAAACCGTCGCCAGCGTCCTGGCTGAAATCGACAAGCCACGTCGCCAAGTCGTCATCACCGCCGTGGTGGCCGAGCTGGCCGACAACGACTTCGAAGCCCTCGGCCTCAATATCGGTGCCAAGAATGACCGAACCGACCTGGGTGGCATCAGCCTGCGCGGCTCCGACAAATCCGACCTGGGATTCAGCCTCACCTTCAACGGGCCAACCCTCTCGGCCTTCCTGCAGGCGGTCAAAGTCAGCGGCAACAACCGCATCCTCTCAACGCCCCAGCTGCTCACCCTCAACCGGGAAGCGGCCTCCATCGTCGTCGGCCAGAACGTCCCGTTCATCACCGGGCAAACCACCAGTGGATCAACGCCCGCCTCTGATCCCTTTCAAACCATCGTCCGCCAGGATGTAGGCGTCTCACTCGATGTAACGCCCTTCATCACGCCATCAGGGGCCATCGAACTCAGCGTCAACCAATCCGCCTCGACCGTCTCTGATGATCGCAGTGCTGCCGACATCATCACCAACACCCGACGCATCACCACCAAGGTCCAGCTGCCCGATGGCGGGGGCGTGCTCCTGGGTGGCCTTCGATCAGAGCAAACAGACGAATCCGTCTCCCGCGTGCCCTTCCTCTCCGATATCCCGCTGATTGGCCCCGTCTTTCGCTCGACCTCCGTCCGCACCCGTGGAACGAACCTCGTTGTACTGCTCACCGCAGCCATACACACCGAGGAAAGAGGGGTAGCTGTTCCTGATGCGGTAAGTCCGCTGGTTCCGCACGCGGTCGAGCAGGCGCGCGGGCACTTCGGCGCAGCCGGTGGGACCGCGCGCCTAGCCGACCGCTAGGCGCGCTGACGTCCCTGTAGCACGTCAGATAAACCGATTTCGAAAGACCGTGAAGTCTCACAAAACTCTAAAAGTTGAAGGTTTGAACCAATGAGCACGATTAAGGATTTCCCCCGAGTAGAAGAATTCATCCGCTACTTCGTAGACCCTTCCTCCGGCCAGATTCATGACCTCTCGAAAATCCGTCTACTGAGCTGCAGCGTCGATACAGTCCGCCAGCTCTATCGCGGCCTGATCCGCCCGGAAATCATGAGTCTGTTCGAAAAGCCGGGGACCATCGTCGATTTTGCTGGCCAGCGCTGGCACTCCGGTCGTGTCAGCAAGGATTCCGGCTACCAGTACAAGCTGCAGAATGCTGACCTGGGCATCATCCTGCTGGTGAAGAATTTCAACGCCAAAATCGAGAACATCGGCCCCCACCTGAAAATCGAAGTCTCGCCCCATGCCATCGACACCTTCTCGCCTGAGCGCCTGCAGGAACGTCTGGATTACTACGCCAGCCACGTACTGACGAACGTCGAACGCAACCAATGCGCCGTTCACCTCGCGCTAGACCTCCAGGGCTGGCAACCGCCCGCCGATCTGGTCGCCCGCATGCACTGCCGTGCCCGCTCAGCCCGTGATATCTCCGGCATCAAGGAAATCCAGTGGACCCTGGAGTCTGCCACCTATGGCAAAGGTCAGTCGTACCTATTCGGCTCCGCTGGTGGCGTCCAGCTCGGGATTTACAACAAGACCGAACAGGCCAGAGCCATCGACAAGCTCGACTACTGGGAAAACGTCTGGAAGCGTCGAGACAGCTTCGACGAAGCCGACCCCGATAACTACAACCCCGAGCAAGACGTCTGGCGTGTAGAGCTGCGTTATCACCACTCTGTTATCCAGCAATTCGCCTCCGGCTCGTTCGATCTGCACAGCGGCGAGACCATCGAAACCAACAGCTACGCCGCCTTTGCCCCGCACCTAGACGGCCTGTGGCGCTATGGCCTGCGCCAGTTCAAGCTGCTGGCTCGCCCTGGCTACTTTGAGCCCATTTGGACGCTGATCCGTGACGACGTTCGCGTCGATCTGCCGGTCGATTCCCTGGTGGACGAAACCGAGTACAAGCGCCAATACAAGACGTCTCGGGGCTTTTCCGGGAAGAACGTCGAGCTATTCCTGGGAAACTTCGTCAGCCTGCTGGCACGGGAGCGAGTGGGCGCTAGAAGAGCTTTTCACACCCTCAGGGATTGGGATTGCTGGCCGGTGATCCGAGACCACTATGCCGCCAAGGGCATGGACGAAGACGGTCTGTATAAGCACATCAAAGGCATCCTGGAGGAACGCCATATCAGGTGGGGACGTGCTGTATGACCGTCAAACGCCAGCCTGATGGCAAGTGGTCTGTAGACTTCTATGTCGATGGTCGAGGTAGCAAGCGGGTCCGCCGTGGGGGCTTCCCCAGCAAAGCCCATGCACAGCGTTTTGAGCGTGATTTCACTGCCTCGCCCAAGCTGATCGTTGATCCTTTCTCTGATCTTGTAGACCTCTGGTATGAGGTCCACGGCGTCACCCTCAAGAATGGTGTCCGTCGCTACTCCGCTCTCAAGCAGATAACCGAACGCCTGGGCAATCCTCGCGTCTGTGATTTCTCTGTGGCGACTTGGTCCAGCTATCGCACCCAGCGACTCAAGACCGCCAAGCGCTCGACCATCAACATCGAACATATATACGTCGCTTCGGTGTTCGCTGAGCTGACTCGCCAGGGCCACTATCATGGTGCCAACCCGCTAGCCGGTATGCGGCTCTTCAAGGTCGATCAAAAGTCGCTGGCGTTCCTGACCTTTGAACAGATTCAGCAACTCCTTTCAGAGCTGGCCAAGTCTCGTAACCCCTATGCTTTGATCATTTCCAAGATCGCTTTGGCAACTGGCGCCAGGTGGTCTGAGGCTGAGCGGTTGCGTCGTTCCCAGGTGCTGACAGACCGGATTGTTTTTACCCGCACAAAGAATGGCCGTAACAGAACGGTGCCTGTCGATCCTGAGCTGATCAAAGAGGCGCTTTCTATTGCTCTGCCGACCGAACGTTTATTCGGCCCTGCTCGGGGTGCTTTCGAAGTTTGTTATGCCCGCTGTGGTTTCAAAACTCCCGGCCAGCTGACGCATATTCTTCGCCACACCTTCGCGTCGCACTTCGTAATGGCGGGTGGTGACTTGCGGACATTGAAAGATATCCTAGGGCACGCAGATATAACGACCACGATGGTTTATGCGCATTTGGCGCCCGATCATTTGGACAAGGCATTGCACTTTAATCCGCTCGTGCTTTCGTCCCGTGGACAACCCGTAGTCATTCCGTAG